AGCAAAAAGTGGAGAAACTGATGACCTTGTATTAGCAACATTACTCGCTATTAGATTATTAGAACAAGTTGGTGTTTATGAAGAAGACATTTACTCTGATATGATTGACGCATTAGATGAAGGTGAGTCAATCAAGCCTATGCCGATTGCAATATTAACATAAATACTAGAAATATTTTGGAGTCCTTTTAAATGCCAATACAAACAGACAACAAATTAGCAATGTTGAGCGATGAAATATTAAAATACGTTACTGGCATTGGCTCCAAAGTTACAATGTATAATGAAGAGGGTGCAAATGAAATTGATGCTCTAAAAGCAAATCGATTCATTGATAAGAAAAACGATTATCAAATTTTTCTTGATTCAACAACTACTCCATCAACTGTTAGAGTTTATTTTGGTGCAAAGGCGGATGTATTAGACCCAAAAGAAGGTCAAATAAATTACGAAAGCCTAATAAACTTTTTACGAGAACGTAGTAGAACAGCACCATTTTATGATATCATTGTACGTAAATACGGAAAAGAAATACGGGAGAAAGATTTTTCTCGTATACCTAAAATTAAAAAAAGGGATAATGAAATGGCTCAGATGCAAGAAAGTATGGTAAAACCATATGGGTCTGCAAAGAAAAGTACACATGTTTTACAACCTGCAAAAATTCAGATTACACATACTAAAGAAATTGATGAAGAAAAAGTAGGTAGCAGATCACGAAATATTCAAGATATTATGATTGAAAATACAAGAGGCGAACGATTTTACATGCCAGTTAAAAATATGACGGCCGCAAGAGCAATGGCACGACATATTGGTAATGAAGGTTCACCATATGATGCTCAAGGACGACATATTATTTCCCTTGCAGAAGATATTAAAACTTTAAGAACTTTTGCCCGAGCCATGCAAAACGAAGGTTTAAATGAACATGCAAGTTTAATTTTAACTCGTGTAAGAGAACAAATAGAAACTAATAAAAAACAACTAACACAAATCAAGTCAAGCAGATCATATAATAGTTATTTTGAAAATTGGGAACAACAAGAAATTAAAATGGTTACAGAAGACCAATTAGATAACTTATATTCAGTATTTGGTTTAGAAGAACATGTTGAAGGCCCATGGGAAATTATTGCTCAATTGAGTGAAGATATCTTAAACGGACTTGACATTGAAGAAGATTTAGTGTATACTGAGAACTACAATATAGATAACATTCGTTGGAATAAAGATGCAGAGATTAATGAAAACTTTGATCCAACAACCCAGTTTATTGTATACAGTTCAAATATTACTGGTGATGATGATTTTAGAAAATCAATGCTAAATTTAAGTGAAAACTTTGAAACACTTAATGATGATCAAAAATCACGATTTATCAAAATTTGGAAAGGTGTCATTGAAAAAATGAAGCCATCACTAAAGGGTGAAAATATGATGGAAGCCGCATCCGCAACGTATGCAACTGATATCGAAAAACTCGCAAACATAGACTTTTTTCAAATATAAGGAATATACCATGGCCTGGGAAAAAATAGTTAATAGTATGAAACAGTATCAAGACATTATTGTCGAACATTCCGGTGGTGATCCAACTGCTGATAAAGAACTAGACAATATTCTAAAGAAGTTTCCTAATGAACTTGAAGATGTAATTGATGGCGGAGAGAATCTTGATGAGCCAAAGCATGATACATTTTATAAAGCATTACTTGGGCATTACATGCATACAGGTGAAATGGATTATAACGTAATGACCGGAGACGAAGGTCGAGCCCACGAGTGGGTACAAAATGAATTAGAAGGTTACGTTAAACAAGGTGGAGAAGAAGGCGGAGAATCCGAACGGGATGCATATATGAGTAAAGAAGCACCTGAAGGTTTCGGAAGCGACATGGACGACCCAGATGACTTTGAAAGTCAAAAAACCTCATTTGGCGGTTTTCAGCCGTAAATTAAAGTATAAGATAAATAATAATGAATTTAAAGGTTGACAACATGCCTTAAAATGTTGTATAATAGTTCGTATGTAGTTAAATTTTACTGCATATGATCGAGGCGATCATAAACTAATATAAACTAACACAGGCTAATATAGGAGAAATAATATGGCTACACTCGCAGACATTCGAGCTAAACTGCTCGAACAACAACAATCAACCTCACAATCAACTTCCGACAACGCAATTTATCCATTTTGGAATATTCAAACTGGGCAATCTTCGTTGATGCGGTTTCTTCCAGATGCAGACGAAGAAAACACGTTCTTTTGGAAAGAGCGTCAAATGGTTCGTTTGGCATTCCCAGGTATTAAGGATCAGGACGAACATAAAAATGTTACAGTCCAAGTTCCTTGTATCGAAATGTGGGGAGAAACATGTCCAATTCATGCTGAAATTCGACCTTGGTTTAAGGATCCAAGTTTAGAAGATGAAGCTCGCAAATATTGGAAGAAACGATCTTACATTTATCAAGGATTTGTCGTAGACAGTCCGATGACTGAAGATCAAGTCCCCGAAAATCCTATCCGCAGATTTGTAATAAATCCGGGTATTCACAAAATCATTACAGCCGCATTAATGGATCCTGAGTTTGAGGAAGTTCCGACAGACTACGAAAAAGGAACAGACTTTAAATTAGTCAAGACTCAACAAGGCCAGTATGCAGATTATTCAACATCAAATTGGGCACGTAAAGAACGTTCTTTAGACGAGACCGAGAGAGCCGCCATTACTTCCAATGGGTTGTTTACACTTAATGATTACATGCCAAAGAAACCTTCCGAAACAGAACTGAAGGTCATATTTGAAATGTTTGAAGCCAGTGTTGATGGACAACTTTATGATCCAGAACGTTGGGCCGATTATTACAAACCATATGGTCTAAAATCAAATGGTAATACAACAACTGGATCATCTTCGGTGACTCCAACTCCGCAACCGACTGCTACTGAAACATCAGAAGCATCTGCCACAGAGGTTACGGATAAGCCATTCGAAGATGGTTCAACTTCATCTGAACCGGTAACTGCGACAGTTACAGCAGATCCTTCAGCAGACGGCAAAAAGCCAGATGCTAAAGAAATCCTTGCAATGATTCGTAACCGTAAAACAGAACAGGCTCAATAATAAGTACAATTTTAGGGGGTCGTAAGATCCCCTAATTTTCTAGATGGAGAAATATGAGTAGACCATTTGATATAAGCAAATTCAGAACATCGATAACTAAAGCAGTACCAGGTATGTCAGTTGGATTTACCGATACTGTTGACTGGGTTAGTACTGGCAATCATGCTCTTAACTATTTGATTAGTGGGCAGTTTGACAGAGGTATCCCATTAGGTAGAGTTACATGTTTTGCTGGAGAAAGTGGATCAGGTAAAAGTTTTATTTGTTCTGGTAACTTAGTAAAACAGGCACAAGAACAAGGCATCTTACCTATTATACTTGATTCAGAAAATGCACTTGATTCAGACTGGTTGTCTGCATTAGGTGTTGATACTTCAGAAGATAAACTTATGCGATTTGGCGTTTCAATGATTGACGAAGTTGCTAAATTTGTAAGTGAATTTATGAAAGGATACAAAGATCAATATTCAGATTTGCCCTATGAGGAACGACAAAAAGTTTTGTTTGTTATTGACTCATTAGGTATGTTACTTACACCAACTGATGTTGATCAATTTGAAAGAGGCGATATGAAAGGTGATATGGGTCGCAAACCCAAAGCACTTACTGCATTGGTGAGAAATGCAGTTAATCTAATTGCTGGAAATCCTGTAGGCGTAGTAGCAACAAATCACACTTATGCTTCGCAGGATATGTTTGACCCAGACGATAAAATTAGTGGGGGTCAAGGATTTATATATGCTTCATCCATTGTTGTTGCGATGAGAAAACTTAAACTCAAAGAAGATGAAGACGGAAATAAAATAACAGATATACGGGGCATACGAGCGGCTTGTAAAGTAATGAAAACACGTTTTTCAAAACCGTTCGAAACTGTACAAGTAAAAATCCCTTATGAATCCGGAATGGATCCGTATAGTGGATTGGTTGAGTTATTTGAAAAGGCCGGTCTTTTAGTTAAAGACGGAAACAAACTCAAATATACACAACCAGACGGGACTGAAATAAAGGAATTTAGAAAGAATTGGATTCCTGAAAAATTACAAGTTATAATTGATGACTTTCAAGATTAGGAGAATGTAGTATGTTTAATGAGGAAAGGGTTCAATTATTCGTAGACATATTTGAAATTGGTAAAGCATATATCAAAAATATAGAAGTGCCAACCTTTGTTGAGGAAATGGCACGAGCATTTGAGAATAGTGATATGGGTC